GGGGTGGCGCCCCCTTACGAGGTTGGGAGCGCCTATAGGAGTGGGCCATCCCGGCCCAGGGGTTGATCCTACCAGTAAGTGCCTACCTCATGCCAGAGGTTGATTGCACAATCATCGGTCTCAAATCCTTCTTCTGAGGCGAAGTCCATCGTTGAACTTCCCATCACCTCGGTCGCTGGTGTAACACCTAGCAACTTGAGTTGAGCAGCTATCTTCTTAGGTTCTGAACCTAGTTTGACTAGCTGGTCATTATTAAATGTATATAGACCCCCGTCTACAGCTCCGATTGTTATTCTATCTATTCCCATAATGTTACTCCTTTTCTTTAACATACCACTATTCTGTAATCATCCGCCTTAGATGTCAAGCATTTTGTGAAAAAAGATTTCAATTAAATTGCTTGACAAACCACCTGGCCTGATGTTAGAATAAACTGACGGGCGCAAAATCTGATTTTGTGTGTGCAAAAAAAAGGGCCAGCTAACACAGCTGACCCAAAAAGTCAAATAATTTATTTAATTATTAACACGCCTCCATCGTGTGTGTTCTCTGACCAGTAATAACGTGCGTCGCCAAAATCTGTAATGTCTAAATTACTAAATTTTGTGCCGTCATTTAGTTCTAACATATCACGTGCTTCTTGTTTATTAATTTCAAAAATCTCAAAACAACTGCCGTCTCTGTCAAAACCCAAACCAAAAATGCCTTTGCCTAATTTCTCAAAGCCAAATGTGTCTGTGCTTATTCTCAAGTCTTCTAAAAAATTAAATTTCATATTTACTCCTATATTTAAATTTAACATAAAATTATTATAACATTAAATAACAGTTTGTCTAACTTAAATTGTTATAAAAATAATCTACGTCAACCCATAATGTGCCAGTGCTATCTACAACTGCCTCAATCTCTTCTGTATGTAAACGTCTGTCTGTGCTCCCATACATCATAGCGTATGTAACGTTAATCGTTTCTACTATGTCTAACTTTTCTGTGTTTAACACGCCTAAGTCAACCTCATTACTATTTTCAACTATTGTGTAATGCTCATCTAACTCACTACCTAAATCTGTGCTGTAGTAATTCAATTTAACTGCCTCACTACCAACCCAATTATTACGTAACGTCTCAAGTTTAAAATATGTTTTCATTTTTACTCCTATATTAAAATTTAACATAAAAGTATTATAACAGTAAATAACAGTTTGTGGCAAATTTAATTTAAAAATAAAATGCAAAAAAGTGCTTGACATTTGCTTAAAAAGAGTGCAGACTTTGAGTGCAATTTGGAGAAAAATAAAATGCAAAAAGTGCTTGACATCTTGCTTGGCCTGTGCTATCATATAATTAGTGGTGGCTTGAATTTGGCAGCAAAGATTTTGCGTCCATTTGCACAGGGGTGCGCTCAAAAATTTCTTGCAGCCACCTGGAGAGCCGCGGCCGAGCTTGTAAAAACGGAATTTGGAGGGCGGTGGATTCTTTCTTGTAAAAACGGTTTTTGGCCAGGCCTGGCCGGGACCTTGTAAAAACGGTTTTCCTTAACTTTAGAAAAAACTGGTGCAGGTTTCCCTTGTAAAAACGGTTTGTGCCACCCCTCAAAAATATTGTAATACAGGGGGTGCCCTATGTCAATACCCTAGGGTCTAGAAAAAACTGGTGTAGGGTAGGCCCAAAAAAACTGGTGCACCTAAAGAACTGATGCACCGGCTTGTAATAACGAACGAGATTAGTCCCAGCCGCCGTTCTCCCAACGGTTCTGCGCAACCCCTGCTATGATGTCGTCTAAGTCGTCATCTAAATGCAGGCCTGAATCCTGGGCGAACTCTTCTATCTCGGCCATGGCCTTCTCATCAAGAGTATCAACCTCATCAATCAGTTCATCCATCACCCTTTCCTGGGCCATTTCGTTAATCATATCTATATCTATACTCATAGTTTCTCCTGTTTATGCTACTATTATAACAAATTATCTATTCTTGTCAAGCTTTTCTTTACGTCTTTCTTCGGAATCTAAGGCCAATAGCAAAGCCCCATACCCACAGAATAGCATGAAGCCACCTATCAGCACGAATGCAATCACGTCTCCCATGTCAGGACCTCAAATTGCTCGCCAAATGTCTCATCAGATTCCAGATACCCCTCTACTATGAGAGTATCATTCAAAGTATCTAAGGATTCTGTCTCCACCACCACGGGGATGGTGGTCGCTATGTGTTCCAGGTGAACTCTAACCATTGTAGTTCTCCAGGCCGTGGAATAGTTGTTCGTCAGTTAGGCCTAGATTCTGCTCCTGGTTATCTAAATGAATGTCTGCACTCACAAAGTTCCAGTTGATTGAACCATCCACGTTACGGTTCTCGGGGTTATCTATTGCCTTTTTTATTAGTTTATTTAATGTTTCCATACTATTATAATACGAAAGGCCAGGCCAAAAGTCAAGCATTTTTTAAAAAGATTTTCCACGCCCCAACCCCAACCCCGCGGGCCAGTCGAGTCTTTATTATAACATGCAAGTCGGGCTGCTGTCAAGCGTTTTGTGCAGATATTTTTTCCGGGAAATGCTTGACATCCGAGCGCAGGTGTTATAGAATATGAGGGATGCCCGGAAAATCTGCGGAAGGGGACGGTAGGAAATCTGGACGGCCAACAATTTAACATCAGTATCAAATCACTATCCTGCACTATTTCCTAGTCCATGTATAACTCTACACACTTTGGCACACTTTTACACACTCAATTCGCCCTACGACTGTGTTCTCCGCCCTATGTAATGTTATCCCGCACTGTATAATAACGTTATGTGTTTATAATAGAGATATACAGAGATGTAGCCGTATACGCTCTCATGTAATGTTATTTCTTATCAAAGTAGCGTCTTACAATGTATACTCGTATATAGGCAAAGACTGTCATTATCATTGTGCTATATGTTGCTACCCAGAATGATTGTGTTACGTGCAATATGTCCAAGAGTAGATATATTACAAATATCTGTAGCGGATAGTTAACCAATAAGCCCGTGCCTACTATGGATGCTGTCTCTTTATGTCGTTGTCTTATACGACTGTGCTCTTGTTTGTTCAAGCGGATGCTCCTAGTGTGGGTTTGTTCCTAACGTTGTCTGTTATATAAAGAGTCTCGTCTTTTATGTCTGATATGGGAGTTTTAGTGTTATAGGCTTTCTGGAATCGCTTCGCTAGTCTTGTATTGAATTCTTGGCCTGGGTGTTTGAGGTCTCGGGCTATGTCGGATGCGAGGCCATGGGTTTTGAATCGTTTGTTGACCATGAGTTGCCAAGCGTCTAGAATGTAGAGTTCTGTGTTATATGTGTGGCAGAGGCTGTTAATGCCGTGGAGGGCTCGTTTAGATGCGAAATAGGCTTCGTGCTCTGTGAGCATTCTGAGTTTCATGTCCATTTCGTCTTTGTTGTTATCGGGATTGTCGGGGTCAACGGACCAGTTCCCTATGGGTTCGTATACTACTATACTGCCGTTGTCCGAGCTGAATAGTTCGCGTCTATAGGTGGAGGTCTTTTGTAGAAACACGGCCTTTGGCTGGAGTTTTGGGATATAGTATGAGAGTATACGAAACATCGCTTCGTGGCCTCGGCCGGGTAGTCCCATGTTATATACAGGGGCGTTTAACAGTTGTTCTAGTTTGTAGGCATAGGTTTGTTCGCGAAAGAGACCGTCGCCGTAAGTGTTAGAACAGCCTATAGCAATAAAGTTGCCGGTGGGTTCTTGTGAGAAGTCGCGTGGGTCTCTAAAACCTTGTTCGTTCGTGTAGTATTCTATGGGTTTGTAAGGATAATAACCGTTACGTATGAGAATATCAAGTTTATCGGGGTCTTGGCAATGGGCATCGAACATTTCTTTACTATCACCGGGAAGCCAATGGTCGGTTCTCGGATAGGTTAAGTCGTGTAGAACTTCACCATTGTATAGATGTGGGCTTTGCGTCCAGCTCATGAGTTTTTCAATTCTTCCTTTAACATCATTTTGTCTAGTTCAACAAGAAACTTAGGTTTGTTTTTGCCTATGATGTTGACGACATAGCCTATGCCATCACGTCTACCAATAAAGAAAGACGACACAGACGCCCCAACAACTATAATTAATAAGCCTATATATTCTATCATGCTACCACTATCTCCATTATTTCTTCCCAGTTTTTGACAACTTGAGCTGGACCTTTGTAGTCCATGTTAAAACCATGTTCCATAAGAATTGAATTAAAGCCCACGCTGTGACCTACGTCTACATTCTCAACTTTATCTTCTATCCAATAACAACCCTTGAATCTTTCTGAAAGTTCTTTTAATACCTCATCTTTATCTGCTCCTGTATCAAGACATATGCACTTAGCAAAAGCATTACCAAACAGTTTCTTAAGATTACGTTCTCTTAATTCTTTGGCAAAGGGGTCTAGGCTTAGACTTGTAACAGCTACAAAGTTGTATCTATACTTCTCATGCAATAGTTTAATATAATACTGTGCGTCTCTAAGGGGAGGTAAAAACCCTATGGACGCACTCGTATTAAACTGTCTAACCAATTGCTTGGCCTTTTCTTCTGATAAACTGAATGCTTTGGCTACTGAATAGTATTTCTTTTGTTCAATGTCAGCCATGTGACCGTTAAAATCCATCCAAGTTAGGAAAGCTTCTTCCCAATCTAGAACTACGCCGTCGATGTCAGTTAGAATCGTCTTATTCGGATTCAGTTGACTCAAATATTTTTTCATAATTACCTCTCTTTATTTATTTCAATTACATAGACTTCACCTGTATAGTAACCGCCTACGCTATGTTCCTTTGTGTATTTTATTCTACTATTCTTTATAGTATCTAGAATATAATCTGCATTGTAGAAACTAAATAACCATTTGGTTGCCGTTTGTTCTAATTGTTCATCATAGATAAATTCGTTATCATCTATCCAATACGCACTCTGCATAAAATCTTCTAATTGTTTAGGTGAATCTGGTCTTAGATATCTATGGCAAAACTCATAATGACCAGGCGAATATAGATTAAATATTACTTTATCACTAACTTCAAGGATTTCATCTAAGCATTCTTTTGTATTTTCCATGGTGCAATGCGTAAAAACATTCCATGCCACAGCTATGTCATACCGTTCGTTTACAATATCAGTTAGTTTAATGTCTGTTCCTGTAGGATTGTAGGAAGGATGAAATTTATTTAAATGTAAAAATGTATGATTGGGATATTCTTTTGACATTCTATTCACAAAACTTTCTTGTAATTCTATGCCTGTGTAGGTATAATCTATATCAGGCATACTTTTTATTAGATTGCCATTATTAAATCCATAGTCTAGAATACTTTTTCCTGTTAAATCCTCTCGTAAAAGAGAATAGACGTCATTGTATTCTACATCATAGCCTAAATCTTGTATCATCGGTTTAAACATTTTTCTCTTTATTTAGTGGGACATCAGGGATACCAAGTTGTGCATCCTTAAGCCCTGTTTCTAGCCTACAGCTTACATGACTTAGATTAGATATAACAGACTTTATTTTTTCCGTGAGTATTGTATTATACCCTAATAAATCGTTCTCATAAGGGAGTTCTACGGACATCGTAGCGACTATCTTATGTGTTTTACTTGATGACTTCATAACCCTTTGCTTTCTCATAACCACGTAGATAGTCAACACCAGTAACTCTGGATACCTGTTCTCTATCTATAGGCTTATTTGCCTTAGCATCAGACTCTCCTTGTTTGACTGCTGATTTAATCATACCCTCAATGTTAAACGGCATCGTCATTCTCCCAATCAGCATCCAATTGTGCTGTATGTAATGCAAATTCAAGTGGGACTGCTACACCTTTGTTCATAGCCACTTGTGCTAGCTGTGCCATTTTAACATCATCTAGTCTTGCTATCTGTTCTACTATTTGTTCTACGCTCATGTGTTATCTCCGTCTCTGTATTTAACTTGATGTTTCATGAACAGTTTGTCTGCTTGTCTTTGAAAAGACTTCTCAATCATTCTGTCAATCCACTTCCTAATAATTTGTCTTAGTTTACCCATTAAAAATCTCCTGGTGCTACTTGGCACACGGTTAATCCTTTTGCTCTCCACATATCAACAACTTGTTGTCTGTCATCAAATGCCATTTGTGGGTCAAACCCTTGAGCTCTCATCTGGTCTAGCATATCAGACTTTACAACATCATCTGACCTGTAATCATCATCAGCTCTCATAAAAATCGCATCAAAAGCCAACCCTTGCTTCATAAGTTGTTGCAATGTAGTTGCTCTCTGTGAGACGTTTCTGCCTGAGCTAATAATAATTCTGTGACCTTTGGCTTTCAAAGACTTCGCAATAGCGAACACATCAACCTTAGGGGTGTCCTGGCTAGTAGCATCCTTGAATGCTTTCCAGTCTTTTTTCTGAGAGCCATCAACGAACTTCCTTCTATGTTGGATGTCCATTAAGGTTCCGTCTACGTCAAAAATTATGTCCATTTGTTTACTCATATGCTAATTCTACTATCAATTGTGCTAAATGTCAAGCATTTTATAGACTTTCTTTACCTTTAAAGTATCTTATATAAGGCTTATCAAAGTCTACTGATACTTGTATAATATCCCCTACATCATCTCGGGTTAAGTCATAATACATACCTTTAGATATCTCAGTAGAATCCTGTGGCAATTCGCCTGTGTATCTAGTTAGGTCTCCGAGACTATTTGAAAGATATATTCCAGGTGTATCAAAGTGTAGGTGAGTAACGATGTCTAGGTTATAGTCATTGTTTATATCTGCTACTTGATAGAAGTTAAAATAGTCCTCTTCTACAATATTGTATTCTTTTACATCTATTGTATTGTATGTGGTATCAATAAAGACAAGTTCTTGGTATAAGGGCAACTCTGTCTCGCTGTATGTTACATTAGGGTCGTAGTTTTCAATTAATCTACCTGCTAATTTGCCTACAGCAGTGGTTTCAAATACTTCAAACGTATCAAAGCCTGCCCCTATTAGAGTTTTGCCCTTCCATTCTATCATTTTTACAGGTGACTCTTGTCCGTTCCACGTAATAATATTAACTAGGGTGTAATCTAATTCTAAATAATCTAATGTTTCTCCTGTCTGTGTAATAAGCCTAACACCTTCAGAATAATCTATTATATTATCCCCTACGTATTTGAATGTGAGTCCAGACACATCAGGATGTTCTACAGGTTGTGAGTTTACGAATGATTGGGTAAGTCCGCAGAACCCTGCGAATGTAACTTTATTGTCTATAATATCTACTGCGTGTCCCCAATCAGGCTCACCTAACTCTACAATGTCATAGCTTGTGCTGTTTGATAGTAACACTACAGGTTTAGCAGCCAAATCATTACAGCTATTATATTTTTTGCCGTCCTCATAATTGACCGCAAATGCTATATCCTCTATGCCATCGTTATTTAAATCTCCTTTAGCATACTTCCTTGTAGTTTTCCTTAATGATATTTCTTTTTCTATTCTCCAATTACCATAGTCGTTTGTATAAAATACAAGTAGGTCTGATGTGTCTGTTCTTGTGCTATCCCAATCGTTCCAATAATAATGTGCTACAATATCTGTATAACCATCATTATTATAATCAACAGGAATAACTAAAGACGTAAAGGCACCTGTTATGCTTGTTGTTGTTTGTGGTAAATCAATAGGAGAAGCCCATTGAGGTTGAGGTGCAGGTGGTGGAGAGGGAGGTGTTGGTGTAACAGGTGTATCACTACTACCACCACCGCCACCACAGGCAGTTAAAAAGATAACTGCCAAGCACACTAACTTCTTCATGCAACCTCTGCTCTAAGTTGCGGGTCGTTTTGGTCAAACCAACCACTAGCCGTTTTATATTGCTGGGCGAAGTGTGACCTTTCACCATTAGGAAGTGGGACCCATTGCTGAGCTCTACTTACAATCTTAGGATTCCAGAAACTTTCGTCATCTGGTGTGTGGTGTGTTCTACAATGCCACATATCGTTTTTCTTGTAGAACTCTACTGGAATCTCATAACTCTCACACATTGGACCTTGCCCATCGTTAGCAATATCCCTAACTTCCCAGTCAATGATATACTCCTCAGAACCATCATCTGAATAGCTAATGAAGTTGTCGAGCTCTTCAACAATGTTTCGCACATTGCCTACGTTGATACCATCAACAAAATAAGTAGAACCTCCCTTGAACTTCCAATACTGAGGACATTCTCCCTTGCCGTCCCAATCATGGGCTCCATAGTTCTCTCTGTATTGGGTGTTAATTACTAATGTTTGCATTATGCTACTCCTCCAAATGATGAGGCGTGTATTACGCCATCAAAGTTTTTAATATCAATACCAGTTCTGTGTAATACTGAATCTGCTACTCTCTGAACCATTAACTTTCTGTGTGCTTCGTTAATTCCTGTTGGATACTCTGAACCTTCAGGGTGGTCAATGTTTGCTTCGTGTGTATACCACATTTCTTCAAGTGCTGAAAGTTTAATTACTTCGCCGTCTCTATCATCGTTGTAATAACAAGTTAGACTACCTCTGCCATTAACTCCATCAACAATTTTGTTCTCGCTTTGTGGTTTGTTATATAATGTGTTCATTTTATTTCCTATATTTTTGTTTAACATACCTATATTATAGGACATTCAGAGAGCTGTGTCAAGCATTATAAATAAATAAATTACATTAATTATTATGCAAAGAGCGACCAAATTTTTCTTATTTAAGACTACTGGCTGGAAGGAAGAGTTCTGGGTAGTAGACAATAATAACATTCAACTAGTTCCAAAGCCGAGAGAGCTTATCATACAGAACTCTAGAGTGGAGTCCATCCGCGAACACATAATCACACAGAACAAAGACAATCTAACTATCGTAGACAAATGCCGAGACAGAACAGACTGGCATACGCCTGAAGGTAGAGAGATAATGAGGCAAAAGAAACTAGGTAAGAATCATCCAGCTGTAAAGAATGGTAGGTCACAAGAGTTTAGGGATAAGGTATCTAAAACAATGACAGGAACCAGACAGGGTGAGTTTAATCCGATGTATGGTCGTAAGCATAAACCTGAAACAATAGAAAAGATTAGACTAGCTGCTCAAAAGCGTCCTAAGAAAATGTGGATATGTAATCCAGATGGTATGTATTTTGTGGATGCAGACAAACCTATCCCAGAAGGATATCAAAAGGGTCGTTTCTTTGACCCTTATAGAGTTGACTTAGGAAAGTAATTCAGGTTGTTGATTATCTAATAGACGGTTTACTTCTTCCAACAGGTCTCTGTAATGAGCCATTTTTTCTAACTCTTTCTCCACAGTTTCTAAGTGGTCTATATGTTCAGCCACACCATTGGGATTATTCAAATGTATTTCTACATTGACTTTATGAGTATTGATTAGAGCTCTATATTTTTCTGCTAAAGCTATTAATATTTCTTGTTTCATTTTTTCTTAGTTGTTCTTTTCTTTTTAGGTTTTACGTATTCTTTAATACCAAGGTCTTTTAGTAGAGGTTCCAAAGGGTATACATCTAATAATTTTCTATCTTTAATAGATGTTAATAGTTTAGCTTCCTTATGGTGTAACCCTTCTAATATCTGTAGCCAGTTCATTTCCCTTTTCCATTGTGGGACTTTACTAAGATTACTATTAGGGTCTGTAAATGTAGATATTCTACGCCATTCCATTTGAATAGTTGTATCACCCATTCCATCTGGCATATCCTCTGCCAATTTAGCTGTGGTAGGCATACCCTCTGGCAAACCCCACTCTACTAATTCAGCACCAACTCCCCATCTTACTAATTGAACTACGGTTTGGTTACCAGATGCCCACTCTTTTAGTCTTTCTATTTGTTCTTTTTTGTCTTTGCCTTCAAAGACATAATCAAACCCTTCGTTTGCCTGTCTAAATTTACGACTCATCTTTTACCTTCACTATTCTTTTAATTGTTGTCGTATCACCATAATCATTTGGGTCTACTTTACTGTAAGTTCTTTCGATTGTTTCTTCAGTAAGCCAACCATCTACGATTCTTTGTGTAATGATTTTTCTTGTTAGAACATTACTGGTATCTTCTTCGTTATTTGGAAAGGCCTTTGTAAATGGGCCTTCTTTAATTTTTACCACGTTTTCCATAATTAAAAGTCCTCCACGACATCAATCATATTTTTCATACGATATTTAATAAAGTAACTAAGCAGTTGTGATTTGTCCTGCCCTTGTTGTTTTTCATAACTATTTATAATGTTCTGCTTTATTTCATCTGGTGTTTTCGCCAAATCAACAAGCTCACTATTTCTATTATAGTTAGCTGCCATATCACCTGTTACCCATACATCGGGTTGTTTTGTTTTCCATTCATCTAACAAAACTTTCCTAATAGGCTTTTGTCTTTTACCCTCAACAAAAGTATCATCGGCTGATAGTATGTTAGGTATGCCGTCACCTTTATCGCCTTTAATAATATGTTCCATAAGTATTTGTTCGGGGCTACAATCTATTTTAACCCAACCTTTCTTCATAGGACTAAATTGTTTAACGTTAGAAAACTTTTGTAACTGTCTAAAGTCATGGTCACTACTTAAGATTAAAAATGGCTCAGGCTCTACGTCATCAAACAGGCCTACAGTTTCTCCTTGTGTTTGTGAATATTCTGCAAGTGTGCCTATAACATCATCGGCTTCTGCACCTTCGACATCAATAACAGGATAAGGAAAATACTCATCTAGTTCCTGTCGTATAGCATGTAAAGCCTCAAATATGCTATGCCAATCATATCCACTATCCTCACGTGCTTTCTTACGTGCTGCTTTATAATATGGGTATACAGTTCGTCTCCAATAATATCTGTTATCACAGGCAATTACAATCTCTCCATACTCATTGCCAAACTTCTTTTTGTAAGAACGTATAGCATTTATAATCATATGCCTAAGTAATGGCACGTTTACTTCGATATCGTTTCTGCCTCTTGTCTCAGCCATAAAGGTAGAGATGGCGGTTTGGTTAAAGTCTACTAATATCATGTTACCCTAACCTTACCCACTCTAGGATTTAAGCCCATGTCTCTAAGTTCGTCCTCAGTTTCACCTTCCCATATTTTTTCTATATCAGGATAATAAACGTGCCTTTGTCTTTTAGGTGAACCGTCATCGTGAAATGCCATTGATATACAATTCCAAGTCATTTTGTTTTGCCTGTGTTCTCCCCAATAGCTATCAACCCAATCACCTGACCTTAAATACTGTTCCATATGTTTTATGTAACCTTGTATTGAGGCAGCTTTAGCAATAGAACCTTTTACATTGGCTCGTATTTCTTGCCTACAGGCTGATAGTTCTTCTTTCTGAGCTTTAATCCAATTTCTAACTTTCTCAAAGGCTAGCATATCATCTTCATCTTTTGCTAAGACTGAAGGATGTATATTCTTGTATTGTGGTGGGTTTTCTTTAGCTCTCTTTTCTCTAGCTTTTGCTAGTCTTTCGATTGCTGCCTGTTTTTGCTCCTCAGACATAGGTTTTCTTGGACGTCTAATCTTTTTCCTTTCATAGACACCGGGGTCTTGTTGATTTCGTTTTGCCATTTAAGGTCTCCTTTTAGTTTCATATACTATATAGTAACTTCGTGGAGGCCCGTTGTCAAGTTCTAGATGACCGTTTTTTTCTCATATCTAACGCCAACCATATGATATCTCGGAGTTTCACCGTAATTTACCGCAGTATGAAGCAAAGATGTATTGACTTCGTAAGCATGCCCGACTGGCATATGATGATATTTAATAGTTGTTTCAATTCCGTCCGATGGTCTGTCCTTAAGGTAACAAAAGAATGACCATGGGTTTGTTTGTATTGGTATATGTATTCGTTTATTAATAACAGGAAAGTTTACGTCTTTATGTGGGGCATCTGTATGTATTGGATAAGTTGTGTAAGGATTAATCTTTAGTAGACGCCATCTATAATACTGGTCAAACCGTTGTATAAGGTCTCCCATGTAGGTGCCCTCTAAACCTTTATTGAGTTGGTTAAAATGTATCTCAATATTTTTAGTCTCTAAGACTTTGTCATTATAGCGGGCACGATATTTTTCCCACATAACACTCTGGCCACTTACATGCCAATCATCCTCGCCCCCTAAACCAGTAAGCGATATGTGATTAAAATCTGCAAAATTATAAGCATCTAAGAAGTCAACTAAATCCTTTTGTATTCGAGGAATACTTATATCAGATGTTAGGACTTTAAATAGTTGTTTCATTATTTAATTATTAGACTGGTTATGAAAAGTAATACAAATATGGAACCTAAAAAGGCAAGTGCCAATAAGGATGCTGTTAATAATATGTTGGATGGAGTTGGATTAAACTTTTCTTCTTTACCAGACCCTATGAGTAATTTAGCAATATGAGTAAATCGCATTAGAATAATTTAGAGTTTAGCCAAAAGAAAAGCATCATCATGCTAATGCAACCTATTTGAACTAGGGCTGGAATAACTACGAACATTATCATAACATCAAAGTCTCCTTTCATAAAGAAGTCTTCTTCAAACCATTCTTGCTGTTGCTTCGGTGTGGCTTCTGTATATTTTTGTTTAGACAAGGTGTTGCTCCCTAGATTTTTTAGCAGTATGTTGTTCACCGCTTTTTGTTTTGTATGGTTGTGTTATACCTTTTGTTCCTACATCGCCCTTAATAATATTAATAAAGGCAAACGTATACAATGCTATAATAGTAGGTAAAATAACAAACATTAATATTACTCCGTCCATTTTGTTTTCTCTCTTATGTATTTCTTTTTAGGTGTATGAACTTTTGTTATTCCATGTTTAGGAGTAACCTTTCTGGCAATAGGACGTGCCAACTTTTCTTTTAGTTGTGCTAATGTCATACGCTTTGTTCCTTTTTTCGCCATTTTAAATTCTCTGCTACTTCCTCAAATGTTTTATCGTAAACTGTTATTTTTAAAATTAATCTTGGTTCATTTCCGTTCTGAACTGAATGTAAAACACCACTATTTATTAATCCTTGTTTGTAGTAATATTCAACATTGTCTATTGTAATGGGTGCAGGTTTATCTGTCAAGACAAAATTTAACGTAACGGTCGAACCGTAATCTATATGTGGTGGGAGTAATATATTAGGCCCTTGCCAATAGAAACTTGTTTTTACCTTTTCAAAACCAAAGTCATT